TCACGAAACTACGAGGGATTTTCTTGGCGGAGTAGGAGGGATTTGAACCCTCGCGCCGTTGTTTAGACGACCTACGCCCTTAGCAGAGCCTTAAAAAACCACGCTATAACGTTGCCCGGCACAACCAGACGGGGCAACACCGGGGGCATCGCCGTCACTCGTTAAAAGCGGCGGTTGCCAGCTCCACGGCTGCCAGCTTATCCTCAAAAAGCTGGTGGCGGCTGTAATGCTGCGTGATATCCCTGACCGCATGGCCGAGGATCAGCTTTTGCAGCAGCGGCTGCACCCCGGCGGCCTCCATGGCGGTTGCCAGCGTGTGACGGCAGCTGTGGGCGGTCATGTGCGGCCTGCCGCCCCAGCGCTCCACTGCCGGGCACCAGCGATCATAAAAGTGCTCGCGGCAGCCATCAGCCAGACCGTGGGTGGCCATCTGCATGGCCTCAGTCACCAGCGGCACGATGGCGGTAGCAATGGGGATCTCCCGGTTTTTGCCCGCTGCCGTTTTTATACCGCCTATGATGCACTGACGCTGGAGGTCGATGTTGGCAAGATCCAGCTGCATCAGCTCGCCCGGTCTCATGCCAGTGTAGCACAAGATCAGCGCATACCGGGCAAGATCGTCCCCGGCGCGATACGCCTGCCACATCCGGTGCACCTCGTCCACGGTGTAGGCATCGCGCTCGCTGTCTGGCACCGGCGGCAGCTCGATCAGGGCGGTCTTGTCCTGTGCCATGTCCAGCGCCTCGCTAGTGACCGCCACCTCGTACAGCTTGCCCAGCAGCGTCTTGATATCCCGGTGGGCATAGTAGTCACCAGGCGCGGCATCCGTCAGCTCCTGCAGCACCTTAAAAGGTATCTGCCCGACAACCTGCATCTGGATCCGCTCCAGCCTGCGCCATGCGGTGCCGTAATGGCTGCGCTTGTCCTTACTGAGCGCCTGCCACTTTTTTGTTTGCTGCAGGGCTGTCCAGCAGTCGATCAGGCGCATGGATCTGGGCGCTACACCGGTGCGGGTGTAGGTATCCAGATACTCCTCGGCGGCTGCCCGGGTGGGAAAGCCGCACTTTTTGCGGGCATAGACCACCGTGCCGGCACGCACCACGCGCACCTGTATTGTCCACGTTTTCCCGCTCCGGTAGATGCAGCCTTTGCCGTTTGCGCGCTTGCGCGGCTTTGGCGCTGCCGTGCGTTGCTGCTTTTTGCCGCAGTATGGACAGTATAGGGCATCTTCCTGTATTTCTCGCCCGCAGGCGGTTCTTTGACATTTCATTTCTTCCCTCCGCTTGCATACTCTGCCCGGCGGTGGTATTATAGATCTGCAAGTTTTGGCTTGTTTGAGATCTACGATGCTACCGCAGGCATACAGATCGGAAACGCTCCTGGTGTTCCAGCACCGGGGGCGTTTTTTATTCGCTGATCGCTCTGAAAATTTCCAATTTCAAAGATTCGTCATCATCGTAGGTTCCATCCATGATAGCCTGTATGATTTGGTGCAAAAGTTCTTTATCAATTTTGCTGGCAGCAACATTCAAGCAGATATTTTCTGTCTTAGCTAAAAATGTTTCTGCAACAGAAAGATATCCATTCAGAAGCAGAAAAAGCGTAGATAATGTAATCGCCAACCGTTTATTTCCATCGGCAAAACAATGAAATTGGCATGTGCAGAAAAACAAATGCGTCAGTTTATCCACAAAGGTAGGATACCAGTCATCGTTCTGGATGTTATACAGAACGCCCTCAAGCCGACCAAAGTCGATTTCTTCAAGCGTTCCACCACCGCTATATTCAACCGTTTTAGCGTGTGTGATCCTCGCCTGTTCTGGCGTGATATATATGATGTTTTCCATTACTGACTTTCCTTTAATCGGGCTAACACATCTCGGTTTTCGTCCATCAGCTTTTCAAGTTCGTGTCCGGCATCGCCGAGAAAGCGTTCATACTCATTCTTTTCCAATGGACGGATATACTCTTTCAGCTGATAGTGGAACGCATCTCGCAACGCCATATCACGACTTGCCATTTTTGTTCTTGCTTGTATAATGAGCGGCTTCCAGAGTGGAAGATTTTCAAATGCGGTAAAAAGGTCTGAAAGTTCCCAGTTGTTCAGCTTGTGACCAAGTGCTGTGGACTGTTGCTTTATCATTTCAGCCAAACCACATTCGTAGGATGCGATCAACGTGAGAATCTCTGAATAGAAGGTATCACGCACCCTGTCTTTTGCGCTCAGATTGAGGACTTGCTTATATTCTTTTGCTTTTTCACGGAAAATGCTCTGGTATATCTTATCTGTATAAATCCCGTATTTTGCATTTCCCATATCAACATAATCGCGCAATGCATCCGTAAACTCCCGGCGGTAATTTTCCTCCTGAAGAAATGCTCCCAAAAAATCGCTATCACGTTTGTTGATATACTTGGTTCCACCACCGGCTTTACGGTTGATAAAGTCAATGACGATATCCAGAATCACCTTTCGCAAACTCTTTGCAGGGTCGCTTTCTACCAAAAGCATCGCCAAATTTAAGAAAGCGCGAAAATCAAAAATTGCGATTTGGGAAGTGCGATTACTGATGCTCCCGACATAAATGTCGGGAACATCCTGCGTCTGGATGCAGTCTAAAAAATCCTTCAAACGCTTGCCAATCAAAATTTCATATCCGTTTTCGGTAAGTTCACCCTGATTCTCGCTGACATAGCGCTCAATCGTGCGTATATCGACCTCAAAATACGTTGCAACCATGCTTTTTGTAAAACAAAGTTTTTCCTCAAAGAGAAATCCCTTTATGTTTGTCTGTTGCTGAATTTCGGCAAGCGCAGCATCATTATTGAGAATATTTTGTCGGTCTATCTGAGATGCAGTCAGGTCTTTGTCCACACTAAGTTCCCTCCTCCTGCTTATATATCCCTGCAAAGCCCCACGGCCTTGCCTTCAATCGTTACGGTGTTCATTTCCTCTTTGGTGAGGATGATACTGGTATAAGCCGGATTTTCTGCCCGCAGCTCTATAAAGCTTTCATGCAGATACACCCGCTTCAGGGTGGCCTCGCCATCGATCCGCACGGCGGCAACCTCGCCGTTTTCAACCGTTGGCTGGCTGCGGATCGCCACCAGATCGCCGTCATGGATCTTCGGCTCCATGCTGCTGCCCTCACAGGTCAGGGTAAACGTTGCCCGCCACTTGGCAGGCACGCAGACCATGCGCTCAATGTTTTCCTCTGCTGTGACGGGCGTACCGCAGGCGATTCTGCCAACCAGCGGCACCTCCACCATGGCGGGCATTGGCTGAAATCCCGGCGGGATCTCCGGCTCACCTTTGAGCGAAACAGGCTGATTCCCGTCCAGCACGGCTATCACATCATTGAAATCCATGCTGATTGCCTGCGCCACCGCTTTGATCGTCTCAAGCGATGGTATGACGGGCTTGTTGTTTACCGGGTTTACGTTTCGTTCCAGAATGGATATATATGCCTTGCTCAGCCCGGACATTTTGGCAAACTGATCCATACTGTAGCCATGTTCTCGGCGGTACTCTTTTATCAGATCGCCCAGAATCACGTTGAACCACCTTCCTTTCCTTTAATGGTGTCAAGTACATCATACATTTTGCTAGACAAAAAATCAAGTCTTTTGTCAAATTCGCTTGACATTCTTTGTCTAGTCTGCTAGACTGTTGGGTGTACAGAGGAGGTGAAAACGGATGCCCTTTAAAATCAAAGAAGCACGCAAGGAAAAAGGTTTTACGCAGAGAGAGCTTGCAAAGCGTGCAAATGTGTCTCGTGCAACCATCATTGGACTGGAAAATGGCTCTATTACGGTGACCACCACGGAGACCCTGACCAAGATTGCAGGCGCTTTGGACAAAAAAGTGAGCGATATTTTTTTAGCATAATCGTCTAGCATACTAGACATACAAAAAAGGAGTGCACCGTGAAAACAGAAGATTTTCAAAAAACAAAATCCGCCAGAGTGATTCAAGTCATTGAGACCGTTTCTCTGGCGGGCGATGGCACAGACGCTCATCCAATATATGAAATTCACCAGTATTGGAGTTTAGACGGCAAGCTACTGGCAAAAAGCGAGCCGCCTATCAATCCGGATGACGCCGTTCCTGCTTATCTTGATCCATGTCAAAAATCTCTTGATACAGTTCGTTGCGGTCGTGCCGAGCAATGTACCAATCTTTGAAGAGCAATTCCAAAACCTTAATTAGTTTCTGGGCTTCGCCCGGGTCGATATCGATAATCAGGTTTACATCTTTTTCCATGTGAGCCCCGATATTCCCCAGCCGGCGGATACTGTTAAGTACCCTGTATTGATCGGCAGGAATTTTATCCTGAATTTGGTCAATTTCCTTTGCCAGACTGCTGGCATGGACATTCCAGAAATCCCGAATCATCCCCTGCAAGCAGCGACGCGCAAGAGTAGCTGCCGCTCTTGGACTTCTATCCAGAATAGAGCAAGCTTCAAGATAATCTGTCCGAATGGCTTCCGGAATGTATTCAGGCAAAGCCATCCCTATATACGGCGGATAATTAAACGAAAAAAGCTCTTTTGAACTTGCCAATTGAACCGAATACTCGTGGCACGATGGGCAGTAGTGATAGGCAACAACAATATCAGCAGAAAGCCAACTGATCGGGTACATCCCCTCAAAATCTTCTTGGTCATGCGAAAAACTGACCCTTCGATTTATAGTGTTGTCTGGTGTTTCGTAGAAAGTGACACCGCAATACGGGCATTTATATTTTTCAGCCATTATAAACACAACTCCCTTCGTGTTATCAGTATACCGCAGAAGGGAGACCACAACAAGGAGGTACCTACCATCATGAACGACATTGTATTATCCACCCAGAACGGCGAGCTGATCGGCTTTACCAAGCCGGTGACCAAAACCATCTGCGAGGAGTTTGGTATTGACATGGAGGATGACGCATGGAAAGACTGACAGCCCTGCGGTGCAGCGGTATCAAGAGCGGCTATTGGAGCACCGCCAAAAAGGACGAGCTGGTGCAGCGCCTCGGCCAGTACGAGGACACCGGCCTCACCCCGGAGGAGATCCGGCGCATGAAGGACGCGCAAGCTGCCGCAGCACGCGGCTAAGGAGGACAGCATGAAAGCATTTGTCAGGCCACAGGTGGCCGTGGATTACCTGCGGGATGTGGGTTTTTCCATCGGCAAGGACACCCTGCAGCTGGGGCTGCAGCAGCGGGTTTTCCCGTTTGGCGATTACATCAAGGCACCCGCCCCCGGCGGGCAGGATGTGTATCTGATCTATCCGGCATTGCTGGCCAAGTGGGCAGCAGAGCGCAGCCCGGTGGCAAAGCCGGAGGACGCGGAGCGGATCGGTGTGAAAGAAAAGGATGGTGCAGCATGAAGATCACAGCCAGCGATGAGGGAAGCCTGACCGGCAAGGTCAAGCCGTATCTGCGTGTGCAGTATGGTGACGATGGAAACCCGGAGGTTGAAACAACCTGCATCGGCATAGATGCAACAAACCTTTGTATTGCGCTGGTGGCTGCTCTGGCCGCAAACAGCGCAGACCCCGAAACGTGGTTGATCCGGGTAATGACCAACGCCGCCGATCTGCTGGATCGCGTGGAAACTGAGGAGGGCAAGGACAATGAAGCGGTATCTTAAAATTTGCAGCGTGGCATTTCTGGCAGGCGTGGGTGCAGCCCGGGTGCTGATCTGGCTGAACATGGGCATTGTGCACCTGCTGGTCATGCGGGGCGGCTGGGAAGCAGCTGCGGCGGTCAAGGCTGCGCCGTGGATCCTGCTCGCGCTGGGCGGCGGTCTGATCTTCAGCGTTGCTGTGATGCTTGCCGACAGCAAGCACTATGAGCACAGCGCCCAGAAGCAGCAGCAGACCACTGTCAAGGCCTCCAACGAGAGAAAGGCAGGGTAACATGGATGACCTGAAAGAGCTGCGCGCTTTGCGGGATCGGCTGCTGCAAACCGTTGGGTGGTACACCGGCACAGCTGAAAACGGAAATACCGAGGTGAAAACCGATGATGTGATCTGCCGCCTGCGCTGGGTGCTGAACGGTGAAGAGCCACGGCGGGGCGCATGAGAGACAACGACCTGATGTCGTGGTACACGGTCTACAACGCCAAAACTGACGAGATCGTGGCCTGCGGTACTGCTGACATGATCGTCCGGCAGATGGGATATGTCAACAAAAACAGCCTTTACTCCGCAGTAACACACTCAAAAACAAGAAAGGGCCCGCCCCGGTTGTACATCTACCATGTGCAGAAGGTACGGCGGGAGGAACTGGAAAAGGAAGGTATTTTATGAAAATCACCATTGAAACCATCGGCGATAATCTCTCTGTCAACATTAAATCACCGGAAGGGACTTCCCGTGCCGATATCGCGTCCGTCATGAGCCTTGCACTGGCAAGCACTGTGGCCTCGGTGATCCCGGCGGATGCACCATCTGCCGCACGCGTGAAAGCTGCGTCCTCCCTTGCCGATATGATCGCAACGGCAGTGAAGCAGAATTTTTTGGAAGTCGTTACCGGCAAGACTGGAAAGACTTCCGTCTTTACCGACAAGGAGGCGGCTTTCCTCTCCAAGCTGATGGGCTTATGACCGAGCAAAAAGAAAGAGCCTGCCCGTGCGGCCACACGGACAAGCTCAAAGAGAACATGAACAATTTTCTCCCACCAGAGTATAGCACAGATCTGGATCAGCTGCAATATGCCGGCATCCTGTACTACGCCGTGGATGGTCATGGGCACAAGTTTCAGGCCTCCACGGTGCTGCGTCTGAATGACCCGCAGCTTGGCGAGCTGATCCATTGGCTGCACTACCACCTCAAGGGCAGCAACCCGCCGCCTGCCCTGTACCATCTGGAGATGCTGCTGAACAATCTGGAGTATCTGCGCGGCGGCAGACACTACCTGTATAACTCCATCTATCAGATCACACGTCTGGAGGCGCACCCATGAAAACACTGATTTATGCGATCCTCGGTCTGGATCTTCTGTATCTCGCCCTGATGTACCGCAACAGCAACCGATAACAGCGCCCTCCACTGGTGGCAGGAGGTAAAACAAAAGCCACTGCCAGTGTATCAAGCACAGAAAGGAGATGATCCCATGGGAAGAATGGTCACCGTTGAGGAGTGGGCAGAGATCCACGGTAAAACGCCTGCCGCAGTACGGCGCATGATCCGCAAACGCGCATGGAAAAAGGCGCAGAACGTCCTTGTTGACGGCAAGCTTACATGGTTACTGGACGAGGATTGGCTGTGGCCTAAAGCCACCACCCCGACCAAGAAAGCCGCAACCCTGACGGAAGTTTGCAAGTTGATGCCGCGTGTGGTATATGCCACCGCAGCGGACGGCACTGTGGTCTGTATGGTTACCGGCACCCACCGCTGCCACTTCGTTGAAAAGGATGATACGGCAGATGACCTCAACGATTTGTGGAAAGCAACGCCAGCGCAGCGTGCTGCCGCGCAGGGTGCCCTGCAGTATGGCTGGCTGCACCCGCTGGCTGATCCGAGATCCTACAACGAGAAAGGAGAGCGTTTGCAAAATGTCTACAACCGCAAAAAGTAATGCGAAAAGCACCACCCGCAGAAAGCCCGTCCAGAGCGCACAGGAGCGCCCGGCGGCACAGGTGGTACAGTTTCCCCTGTTTGCCCCCAAACCCCGCCAGACAGCCCCGCAGGAGGTGCAGGTGGTTATTTGCGAGTGCAGCGCAGATGCTGTGCGCGTCCGGTTGCTGCCTGACCCCGCTGCCGTCTGGTGCATGATGGATGAAACGTTTGGCACGCTGGGCTGGACGCGGCGATACTACTTCGCAGATGGCCGCCTCTGGTGCGGCGTGGGCGTGTATCACCCGCTGATGAACAACTTCGCCATCAAGGACGCAGCTGCCCCGGCGGGCAAGCTGCAGATCTCTAACCCCGACAAGTGGAAGGAAAACGGCAGCTTTCTGGCTGCTTGCGCGCTCTGGGGTGCCGGTGCTGACGTGATGGCACTTCCCTCCCTGACCTTTGCCGCCGATCAGGTCAGCATTGACCCGGTGCACAAGCGGGCAAAGATCCCCAACGACCCGCCCACGGTGGCGGGCTACCGTCTGCACAGCGCTCTGACCGTGGACAAGCTGCTGCGGGCTGAGGATGGGCACATCATCGGTGTGCAGCTGCTGCAGGGAGAGCGTAAAGTGGTATGGCAAGCAGAGTGATCGGCCGCCTGCCGGTGGTGTATTATCCGCAGACCGGCAAGCTGGAAGTGGAAAACGCAGGGGAATTTGTGGAGAAACAGATCTATCAGCGTCTGGATGAGCTGGCTCACGGTCAGCCCATGCACATAACTCTGACGGTGGAGCCGGTGAACAAAGCCCGCAGCACGGCACAGAACAGCCTTATGTGGGCGCTGCTCACCATCATGGCAGACCATTACAACGGCGGGCGCACCGGCGGTGTGACCCCGGAGGACTGCTATCTGGAGATGCTGGAGAAGTACGGCGCCAAGGTGGATTATCTGGAAGTCCCGGCGGGCGCTCTGGATATCCTGCGCGGCTGTTACCGCCTTGTCCATCTGGTGGAGATACTGGATAACAACCGCTGCACGGTCAAGTGCACACAGGGCAGCTCCACCTTTACCACCCAAGAAATGAAAAATCTGATAGACGGGATCTTTGACCGCCTCGCTGAGATGGGCGTGAGTGATCCCTTAGTGACTGCCTACTGGCAGGAGTGGAGTGAACCATGAAACGCAAACGCTTTGAAAAGCTGATGATCTCGCAGCACAAATCACAGGCTCGCGATATCCGGCAGGCCGTCCGTACCATCATCGAACTGCGCCACTACTCTGAGGGGCACAAGGGCATCCTGATGGTCTACAACAAAAAAGCCGAGTGCTTTACAGAGGCCACGCTGTACCCTTACGGCGAAATGTATGCCCGGATCCAGAGAGGTCAGGGCGCTATTGGAAAGGAGTCTTGACAGATGACCAAGAAAATGACCCGCAAGCGCTTTTGCAAGCTGCTGATGGCTCACGGAGTCAACCGGAACACCGCACGGGGCTTGGCGCAGTGTGTCAACGCCGCCCGGCGGTATGGCTTCATTGATGGGTTCACCATTAAATTTGTCAACGGTCAGAAGTATCAGGTCGATAATGTGCACTCTTACCGCGAAGCTTATGAGAGCACGCAAAAGGATGGGGTGCCGCTTGTCTAAAAGCATCATTCAGGCAGAAAAGGAGTGTTACATCTGCCGCCGCTGGTATGCGGTAAAGACCACGCGCGGGCTGGAGGAGCATCACGTCCTCAATGGGCCACTGCGCAGTTTCTCTGAGCGGCACGGTCTCAAGGTCTGGCTGTGCCACCAGCACCACAACGAGCCGGGCATGAGCCCGCACTATAACGCCACCTGCGCCCAGACCCTGAAAGCCGTTGCGCAGGCAAAATATGAGGAGAAGAACGGCCCCGGCGCACACGCTGCATGGATGGCCGCCGTTGGAAAGGACTATATCAATGCTTAATGTTATCGCAATTATGGGCCGCCTTGTGGCGGATCCTGAACTCCGCACCACCCCGGCGGGGGTGAATGTCTGCAAGTTTCGCATTGCCTGTGACCGAAACTTTGCAAAGCCCGGCGAACAGCGTCAGGCTGATTTCATTGACGTCATTACATGGCGGCAGCAGGCTGAGTTTGTGTGCCGCTACTTCCAGAAGGGCAGTCTGGTTGCCATCAATGGCCGTCTCCAGACCAACAACTATCAGGACAAGAACGGCAACAACCGTACATCCGTTGCCGTGGTGGCCGACAACATCAACTTTGCGGGCTCCAAGGGCACCAGCAAGCCGGTGGACGAGGGCGGCGAGGCTGCCCCGCGCTCTGATGCCTGGCCGAAAGCAGACCCGCCCGCCAACTACGGCGGCGTGGATGACTTTTCCGTGATCGATGACAGCGATGACCTGCCGTTTTGATAGAAAGGAATAACCCATGAACGTGAAACAGGAAAGCTATACCGTGCAGCCGCACTGGATGATCTCCGACTACCATCTGAAAGGCACTGAGCTGGATGTTTACTGTCTGATCTGGGGTTTTACGCAGGACGAGCAGGGCTGCTATTACGGCTCAATCAAGTACATTGCTGATTATTACGAGATTGACACCCGTACCGTGGAGCGCACCCTGAAAGCGCTGGAGGCAAAGGGCCTGCTGCGCAAATGGCAGGAGCCTGTCAACGGCGTAATGGTAAACCGTTATACTGCCCTGCGCCCAGAAGTTGAAAGCGCCGAGCAGAACCCCCGGCAGAATGCCACCCCCGGCAAGTTGCCGCCCCCGGCAGAATGCCGCCAAGACCCCCGGCAAGTTGCCGCCAAGACCCCCGGCAAATTGCCGGACAATAATAAAAGCGATAAAGCTAATAATAACAAACCCCGCGCGGGGGCGCGGGAGGAGCCGAGCAGCCTGACCGTTGCCGAGGTATTTGACGAGTTTTCCCGTGGTGCACCCGGCGGGTTGTATGACGCCCTGATGGATTTTGACCAGCACCGGCAAGCGCTTGCCAAGAAGGACAAGAAAAAGCTGTGGAGCCCTCTGGTTGCAAAGAAGATCTGCAAGTCCATCAAGCGGCTTGTGGATGAGGCGGGCGTGAAGGATCGTGCCGGGTACGCCATCGCGATGCTGAACCAGAGCGTTGAAAACGGATGGACGGGCGTGTTTGCGGTCAAGGATTTTGTGGACAAAGCCCCGGCGGCGGTACATATCGCGCAGCCTGCACCGGATAAGCCCCGCAAGATCACCAAAGACACGACCCTCGCAGACCTGCTGGGGGGTGTAGGAGCGTGACAAACAACAAGATCTCCACTGCGCAGCAGCATCAGCTTGCTGTGATTGGCGCTGCAATCTTAGACCCGGCGGCGTGCAAGGATACCGTGCAGCGTCTGACCCCGGCCATGTTCGAGGATGGGCCATACCGGCAGTTGTTCGCAGCCATCAAGCTGCAGCTGGATACCGGCCACAATGTCGATGCCGTGATACTGGAGCGGATGCTGGGCGCAGACTTCCGGCCTCTGATCGTGCTGGCAGCAGAGACCGTGCCCACCATCAGCCATGTGCAGGACTATGAGGCGCTGGTGATGGAGGACTACCGCAAGCGCCTGCTGCTGGAGCTTGCCGCCAAGATCTCCATGAACCCTGCGGATTCTGACACCATCTGCCGGGATCTGAGCGAGGCGCTGAAAGAGCAGGATCACCTGCGGCGGGAATCGGTGGACGCGAACGTCAAGGAGTTTGCCGAGGTCTGGGACGAAACGCTCCAATGGCTGCAGCAGCCGGACACCAGCGTCAGGATGGCATGGCGTGAGCTGGATGAGCTGGGTCTGTTCGGCGAGAAGATGGTTACCGTCATTGCTGGCCGTCCCGGGCACGGCAAGACAGATCTGGCTCTCGCTCTGGCTCTGCGCCTGAGTAACAGCTGCCAAGTGTATTACCTGACCATGGAGGAGGACAGGCGCAAGCTGATGCTGCGCACCATGTCCAAACTGACCCGCATAAACTCCACCCGGCTGCGTGACCGCAAGCTGACCGAGGAGGAGCGGGAGAGCCTGAACAACGCTTTTGCCCTCATCAAGGGACACACCGGCATGATCTACGATGATGGCACCCGGATGACCGTGGACGATATCCGCGCCCGGGTCATGAAATACCGCCCGCGTGTGGTCTTTGTGGATCACATCGGTCTGATCTCCGACACCCAGCAGGGGCGCAAGGAGCAGGAGCGTCTTGCGGACGTTACCCGCAGCCTGAAAGAACTTGCCATGGAGACCGGCACCACCATTGTGGAGCTTGTGCAGCTGAACCGCGTAACGGATCGCAACGGCGGCACAAAAAAGGCATCACTGGGAGACCTTCGCGGATCCGGCACCATCGAGCAGGACGCGGATGCCGTTGTTTTCATCGAGAGCCAAGTGGACGGAGAGCGTCAGCTGCAGGGCCCGAATGATTACTTTGACGTCAGTCTGCGCATCCCGAAAAACCGCGAGGGCGCAACCGGCAGAGTGTCCATGTGGTGGCAGCCGCAATATCATGAGTGGCAGCCTGCGCCTGATCCGTCCGAAAATTACAGCGAGGATTTTGCCCCGGCGGATCATGAGGATATCCCGGCGGGGTGGTAAACAGGAGGCAAACGAAAAATGGAAATGGGAAAACTGATCCGTCAGGCACGCAAAAATGCTGGACTGATACAGGCTGAACTTGCCGAAAGAGTAGGGCTTTCAATCAACAGTGTGCGCCTGTATGAATCATGCCGCTTAACCCCAAAGGTTGAAACTCTGCGCAAGGTCGCAAATGCCTGTGGTGTTCCGCTTAGCTATTTTATCCCGGATTTGGAGCCAACCGTGTGGCCGGAATGGATCAGAACGGCAGAGAGAAAACCCACCGCAGAGGACGCAAACGAGGACGGCTGCGTCCTGAGCATCAACATGAACCGCGGCGTCATGAACACGACAACTTGGCCGTGGAACGTGGTGGCAGCTTTCCCGGATTGCCTTCCGGTCTGGATGCCGCTGCCCCAAAAACCGGATCTGAAAGAGGAACATTTTCGCCGTTGATAAAGGGAGGATGCAGTCCGATGACCTATGAAGAAAAAAAGGAATGGTTGCGGCGGTACCGCAAGGCCGCCAAGCTTGAAAAGATCAAGCTGGAAGAGGTCGAGCGGTACCGCACAGACGCGGAGCATATCACACAGGTGCTCTCCCCTGTTCCCGGCGGCGCTGGTGACGGTCAGGCACTGCCCCGCTCTGTTGAACGCATTACGGACGCTATGCAGGCAGCCAACGCACAGGTGATGGAGTGCCAGAGGATCTGCAAGGAGATCCTGAGCGTCATGAACCAGACCGTGGACATACAGGATTACGAGATCCTGTACCTGCGTTACATCGGCGGCAAGAAGTGGGAGCAGATCGCCGTCAAGATGGGCATGGACGTGAGCCGCGTATACCGGCGACACAAGCGTGCTGTGAAGGCTCTCGACATCCCGGAGTGTCAGTAAACGCACTGTTTTTGAAGCAAAGCGCACTGTTTTGCACTGTTTTTAATGAAAGACGCACTGTTTTGCACTGTTTGACCTGTGATATTATTAGACTGCGAAAGCCGCAAGGAGCTGGACAACATCCAACGCCCTGCGGCTTTTGTATTGCCCGGCTGCGACAGGGGAACACCTTACCGACCAACAGCCTGAATGTACCAGCTGGGCAATTTATGTTTTGGTATCCGTGGCACTGTTGAGGACAACACCCCGGCGGGGTCACTGGATATACATGGGAGCCATTGCAGCATCATCCCGGAGTGCGTGGCAGCGTATCGCCAAGCGGGTTCCTTTGTCACCATCCTACCCAGTAAGCTGCCGCTGCTGGCAGCTGCGCACTCCATCCTATGCCGCCATAGCTCAATTGGTAGAGCGCCGCCCATTTAAGGCGGGACAACGTTGGTGACACCACGTTGCTAGTTTACCACCCGGCACATCCGAGGCATTTAACCAAGCCCCGGCGGGGGCGCGTGGGTGCTGGTTCGAATCCAGCTGACGGCTTATTTTATACCCCCGGGGCTTGTAAAACACCCCCGGGGTCTTTTTATCCCCTGCCCTTCCCGCAATGCCTCCCCCTGCAAATACCCCGGGGCTTTGCACAGTGCAGCGGGCTATGAGGGCACTGTACGCTATAACCACAACGCTGCCAAAGGAGGCTTGCACATGACGAACCCGCGCTATGCCAACGGCAACCTGCGGCGCAAGCATCGGGAGCGGCTGCGGGCAATGGGCTGCGAATGCGGCATCTGTCATGGGCGTTTCGGTCCTATTCATTACGATGAGCCTTCAGACGCGCAGCATCCGCTCTCCTTTGTGGTGGACGAGATCCGGCCTGTATCCAGATGGCGGCAGTTCGGGTATCCATCGGCGCGGGCAGCGGCTGAGGACTGGACGAACCTGCAAGCGGCGCATTATTTCTGCAATGCGCAAAAAGGCAACAAAACCGGGCAAAATAGCCCGAAAACCGGCAAAAAAGGGGCAAAACCACGCCGCATTCCGCAGGTCAGCGACGGCGAGTGGTAGGGTGGGGAGGGTCCCCCTCCCGCAGCCCTCGGCGACTCCGCGCTGTCCAGCGCCGATTTAC